TTATACTCCAAATCAATTTTTTGACCAACGCCGGTCGAGCTTCGAGATTTCATACACTGTATCTGATACTTGCCACGTTCTTTCATAGCACGTGAAGTAAAGATACCAAACACATTGTCTGCTGTGTTAATTTTACTGATACCACCTGAAATATGGCTGTGGTCAAATTCAATTTCTTCCACAGCACTACGATTCAACTGGCTTGCTGTAACCATCAGCACTCCAAGTTCTTTGGCCAAATTACGCAGTTCTTCACTCACATACTTGTCCTTGACAAACAAGTCGTTGGGGCTGACCTTAGCACTCACTGGCATTAACAAGTCCAGGTAGTCAATCATCAGGAAGTCTACTTTAATCCCTGTTTGTATTTGTACTTCTTTGATATAACTGCGGATGTCATTGATGTTGCTTTGCGCTGGCAATGCTTTAACACGATACTGTCCAGATTTTTTAGCAACCAGTTTAACTTTGAGTTCTGTTGTATCAATGTCCTTACGTATGTCTTTTGTTGACATGTTGGTCAGCATTGCATCTGTACGCAAACTAGTAAGTTCCTCACTAAGTTCTAGTGTAATGTACACACCACTCAGTCCTTGTTGTAACCAGTTAAGTGCAATGTTCATCATAACCAAGCTCTTGCCGGAACCAGATCCGCCTGCAAAAATGTTTAGTTCACCACGACTGAATCCACCATACAATAACCGGTCCAATTGTGGCCAGCCTGTAGAAACCTGCCCACCCGAGTTGAAGTATCGGTTAATGCGAGCCGCAGGATCAGCAAAGTAATCTGTGCCCATGTCTTTGGTGAGTGATATTTGTACAGCATCTTTAATAAGTTTTTCAACTGGTTCAAACTCGCCTTTTTCTAACAGGTCTGCACTTTTAAGAATAGCACGTTCAAGTTCTTGACGCTTGGTAAATCCCTCAAACTCGGTCATGAACCAGTCAAAGTGTCCTTCGTTCAAGTCCGGCACTGGTTGCAGTTTGATGCCGGTGGTCGCACTAATCTGCACCTTGTCAGGCATGGTCTTGTGTTTGTCACTGTGCTCTTTAATAAACTCAGCCGCAGGACGCAGACTCCGGTCAAAGTTTTGTGGGTTGTAGATGTTTTGAACACGCACATAACTGCCGGCGTCTTCTAACATCATTTCTAAGAATAATCGTTGGACTTCAAGTCCGTAATCTTTTAACAAGTTGTTTCTTCCTTAGTTCTATTTTAATTCGACTGCTCTCACTCGATTGCATTATAGTTAGCAGTGTTGCTAACTTGCCCCAGAGTTTCACAGCATCGTTGATATCTTTGACACCCGCTGGCCAGTCCGGAATGCTTACTGCCCATCCCAGTTCCACAGCACGATCGATTAATGCCACGCCTGCGGCATCTTGGTCTGGCACCACAACAACATTGCGTCCTAAGCTACGTATTAGTCTTGCTTGGTCATCACTTACTTCGTTGTGCATCACAGCCACACCACTGATACAGAGCGCATCAAAGATACCTTCTGTCACAATCACATTTTGCCAACCTGCTTGCTGTAGGTCTATACCAAACACGTAGCCTTTCTGCATGTCATTGATGTAACGTGGATTACGATCATCCAAGAAACGTACGGTGCTGCCTACCACTTGATTGTTGTACGTAAACGGAACAATTACACCTGCTCGTGTTGTGGCAGATACCATGATGGGATAGTCTTCCGGCACATGCCTGCTACGCAAATATGCCCAATGATCGGGTGTTGCTGGTGTTACAAAATCTGTAAATTCAGGCAAATCTGTTTCCGTAAACTCAATGGGTGCTGTGTTGTTCCACACACGCTGACGGTCTTCAATCATGCCTTCCATGCTACGATGGCGCATGCTTTCAAGATTGATTTGATTGATATCGTTCTCAGGAACACCAATCCATTCCAGCAGGCGTCGTGCTTTGAATCCGATATTGCGGCCTAAAATAAAACTTGCAGTATAGCCACAGTTAAAACACGAATAACTCCACCCTTGATCAGACAATTTAATACCACCACGCCCTCTGCGGTCTGGTGTATTGCCATTATGAATACAACACGGCGCATTGCCAGAAATCCAACCCGATGGGCTTAGTTTAGTTTTTCTTCCTGTTTTCCAATATGAGAGGATGTCAATCAATGCGTATTACTTTCCACAAATTTTCATTTTTTCTTTTAACTAACGGTTGTGCATTATTATAACACTTTCTATACGCCGAGAACAAGCCCCAATACGTTATTTTTAGTTCATCTTTATGTAGTTCGGCAAATTCTTTGAGTCCTAAATTAGTTGTCCATTCTTTGCCATCTGGTGACGTTATTTTATAAGTTCCTTTATGCGAATCGCTTTTACGTTTTTTTGTTTCGGCAGAGTCTTTAGAATTATTATATCTGCGTTTTTGACCAGTACTGCAATTTAATGCCCGTTTTTCTTTCCACTCAGTTGATACATTTTGCCAAAATAGTTTTGCAGAGTCCGAATCATGGCCGTCGCCGCCGGCGGTTACATTATAACCAGTTTGTAACGTTTCATATTTTTGTATCCAGTATTTTTCTCTTTCGTTTAACTCATCCGAAGACCAGTTAATATTTTGTTCTATAATCTTAAATTTCATGTTTACCCACCCATATTTTCGAATGGCTTCGAGGATAGGACGCTTTATGCTTGGAAAATATTTTGCGGCTGATTGATAAAGTATAGACTTTTGAGTTGGGCCAATAGTGCTTTTGCCAACGTATTGTTTGCCGGATGGTGATGTAATAATATAGATGTATTTCATACACCTATTTATCAAATAACAGTTAAAACAAATTAACGGTACTTCAAGTTTACCACACGTCCTGTGGAAACAAGTACCTGCACTGACTGCATGGTAGGAGGAACTGGGCGATATCCAGAACCACCGGATATCAGTGTAATGCCACTGATTGAACTGCCCGATATACTGGCAGTGGCCACAGCACCTGCGCCTTCACCCACAAACTCAATCAGGGGCGGAGCCAAATAACCAAAACCTGGGTTAGAAACAGTGACTCCTGTGACAATGCCGTTGGCCACTGTGGCAGTGGCTTGACCGGGATTGCCCATTGCTTGACCATTTGTACCAGTGGTGTATATGCTGTTGTTGAAACACAAACGCAACAACGGATGCCATCCAATCACGTTCATGAAAATGGTTTCGGTTCTGTTTAGGTACTGAGTAGATTCTGTAACATTGTACCAGATACTCTGATAGTTTTCTGCGGCCTGGGCCTTGATGGTACCTGTATAGCCAAGCAGGTCCATTTGTATTGTGGTTACTGCGCCAACTGGTTCTATGAAACTGCTGTAAAATTCAGTTGGTTGGTAAGGACTGTAGTTGTTGATTGAGCTGCCGGCATTTAATGCCCAATCTGGGTATACACTACTGCTGGACCCACCATAACTGACCTGAGCTGTGATTTCTGTGGTGGGAATTGTCAAGTTGGCACTGGGAACATATTGCGGATACACACTGTCTACCACATCAAGCGGAGCACGAGCACCCGATTGTGCATCTGTGTACACTGCTTCTATTAGATTGCCACTGGCTCGCATGATGCTGTAGGCAGCGGGTTGTGCTAACACTGTGTCAAGTTCTGCTGTGGTCAGTGTTACTTTGGCACGACCATACTGTGCATTGATAACAACCATTTCTTTTTGTACCAACAATGCATCGCCATTTTGGCTAACCATTCTAAATGTCAGTGTGCTGCCTGTGATATTCACGGGTTTTTCGTCTTGATTGATGAACTCAAACAAGATCACGTTGTCAACACCTTTGTTAATTGTTAGTTTTTTAGCATACACAGGATTGTACCTCAGATTGAAATAAGCACCACTGGTGTCGACTACAATAACTCGAGTTACTTGTTGGTAAAGGTAAGCAGTGGTTGAATACATATGACTGTATTTAGCGACAAAAGATAACCTTTAAATTTAGCCAAAAATGCACGGTATAAATACCACCGATGGCCAATGATATCTTTACTAAACTCAGCGAACAATATCCCTTTATTACACTGTGTGTATATGCTTCTACGGAGTATGTGGGCATTGTGCAGAATCAAGACGCCACTGTTACTACCATATACGACTTTGGCAGTATACACGACCCTGTACTAAAGCAACGGTTCCTAGAGTTGGCCAATGCTTGGTGGTGGGAAAGTAATAGAAGTATTCCCATCAACATCTTCCTTAAAAAGGACTGGGACGTATTCCGACCCTGTCTCCGCACATTTGCCAACAAAGACTTGGAAATCTTACACGGGCCTATTTGCAGCCTTGCTGATATTGCATTGAAAAAAGGCAAGCGTAAAAGTATTACACTTGTGCGACGGATGGACTGAGCAAGTTCATGTGTAATGCCACCAAGGCTGCGTAACTAATTGCGTGAGCATGTTTAAATGTGTAGCCTCGACTTTCGTCACCATCCCACACACTTTCAAACACTACGTCCCAGGGTTGTCGTTGCAAGTGTGCTTTGCCCGGACGAATAATACTAATGAACGCTGCCATTCTTGGGATACTATCTGGGCGCATTGCGTTCAGCAGGTCTGTATAGTTGCCCACATGGGCTAGCTGTTGGGCCCACGCAGGTTCTTGCCATAATCTTGTCCATTCTGGTTCTGTAGCCACTGCTGTAGCATAGTGTTCGGGACTGGTGATCAGCTGATAAACACTCATGTTTAACAGATCAATTTTAAAATAGCCCAGTTGCTCTGCTGCTTCGTAGTCTATGGCTGCACAGTGATTGACAGGATCCAAGGGGATGTCTGTGACATACACCCCGGAGTTGTGCCGACGCACTTGTCCTTGCACTGTTTGACGTGCAGGAGTGTGCTGAATCAATTTCAGTACTGCTTCTCTGTTGGCAAAATCTAAATCAATGTCTGCACTCATGTGTTTTTGTCTAAAAAATAATCTTGCATTGTACCTTGTCGGTGCAGATCTGTTGTAATGCAATGTATGCCACCATCCCAGAAATATCTATGACGGAATGGTACAATGTGCGGAGTAATGCCATAGCGTTCTAGTGCGTCAAACACCTGTTTGTTGTAGTTGAACACCATGACATTTTTAGGGTCGATCATCAACATGTTAACATCAAACACAGTTTCTTCTACATAACCAGTCCAATGACCTAGCCATTGTTCTACTACACTGATAACTGCTTGGTCTTGCTCGAATCCAGGAATCCACCATTTGCCTTTGTTTTGTTGTTTTAATTTTAAAAACGGACTAACTTTGTTCCAACTTTGTCCTGGAAGATAAACCACTTCCCAGTCTGGAAAAGTGTTTGCATAAGTGGGTACATCATAAAGACTTATAATTAATCCTGGAGCAACTGGGCAGTAGGTTCCGTCACTGTGCCCTCCGGTATTCACAATGTGATTGCGTGTGTGGGCAAATTCAGTTTGGATTTTTTTAAAATATGCGGATTGATCTTGGTTGTAAGAACTTGTACCAAAATATAAATCTTTTCCAACCCGTGTAATAAATGCGCCAGGCGCTTGAGAAATATTTGTTTCTTTAATAACATTACCTTGGCGTGTAATCCTATCAAAGATATTATTATAGCTTGAATAAAAACTACGTAACTCAGTCAACTGATGCTGCTCATTGCATTCGTTTTGTATCCAAGTCGGCAATGTTAAAAATTCATCAAACGAATCGCATTGCGGCCATGATTCATCCCTAACAGCTTTGTAGAATTCTTTAAAATTTAATCTATAGCCTGTGTAAAATGTTTCACCAATCATTATCATGTGATCTCTGGGAGTCATAGGAGGCGGATAGTGCTTGCCACCAATGAAAGTGTTGGTTGGTAACGTAGGGCGCAAAACCTCAACACCAAACTCCTGGAGTTTTTGTATTATTTTTTGATAGTCTTCCTCAGTTTCGATTGCAATTTTTTCAAAAAGCGATCTTACATGCGGTACTGTGATCCATGAATAAAACTCAGGGGGATAACTGTGCCCAACCACACATACTTTTAGTGGATCCCAGTGTTGATATACTGAAAATTTATTGTTCATAAAAAATAATTTTGTTCCAATTTGGCATTGATGTATGCTTCTTCTAGTAGATCTACTACCGGAATGTGCGTCAGTGCATTGTTTTGTATTCTCAACACAAGATCATCACATTTATTTTTTGAATCCTTGTACGGTTGTTTTTCTAAAAACAGTGTATGCAACTGTTCCGCTTGCTGTTGTGTAGTATACTGTATTCCTGCCCACATTGCAATCTGAGTGAGCTGATCCAAGAATCGCTGTTTGTTGTAAAAGGCACTAAACGGAAACTCATACACATCAACCCATTCGTCGTAACGAATCAGTTGTTGTTGTGTTATAAACCCTGCGTTGGCAGGATTTTCAAATCCTATCTGAAAAAACTCTCTAAGAATATGCCTTGGACAATCGGGAGTAACAGGGCCAAGTTCTAATAATTCTAAGTTATGAACTTCCATGCATTCTCGACGTATGTGTTCGGGCAGGTGTTGAAAATCCTCTAAGCAGTTGACATCGGGCCACCCGGGATCTTTTACTCTATCATAGCTATTTTTTATTTGATCAGTAAAGAATGAATTTAAAATATTATCTAGTACCCATTGATAATTTTTATTGTTGAGTTTGGTGTAGGTATTGATTTCTAACTCATCGTTGTCATAACCGTAGTCTCCGGCTCGTAACAAACTAATCTGGCTCAATGGCAATAAATCATCCACTTCAATTTTCACTGTAATCACGCGATTATATTGCAATGGAATAGAATAAAAAGAATAATGCCCTGCATAAAATACTCGCGGCGACAGATATTGTTTGTTGTGCGATGCTCCGGCTGCATTAAACGGATCGCCAACAGTTTCAACGCCGGCCATGACGTTGCACACAAATTCCAAGAAGTTCCCGTGTGCTCCGCCTTGAAAGTCAATGTGTATCATCGTTGTACCAAGGTTGTGACAATGTCTAACTGTTCTTGCGCATGAGCCACTGCTGCCAGTGCATCGGCCACAGCAGGGTGCCGTTTGGCCAACTCCTCTAGGCGTTTTTCTTCTTCCATTTGACGACGAACCCATTGAACAGCTTCTTGTGTTGGACCGTCAAGACTTATCTGAGTCGGGCCGCTGGACAATATCAACCAATTGACGCCATCGTATACTTCTACGTTGCTCGAATTTGAATTATAACGTAGCATCCCGGCGCTCTGGGAGCCGGGGCTTATGTACGGCTGCATAGAACTGCTGCTACTGGTTGTTAGTCCCGCACCGGGTATTATTCCTTTGATCATGTCACCATCCTGCTTTTGTTAGTATTTCTTTGGCATACTCTTGATCTGCTGAGTAATCCGCAAACTTCTTTTGCCATATGTCGCTGTCAATATAGGGCCAGACCATGGCAATTTGACCAGCATCTAAAGTACTCAAAAACCGTTGCCCAGACTCTGAATTGTAAATTACCCATGGACTGATGCGTCCTGTTGTGACTGCGTACACTGTGGCATTGGTTCCGCCATAACGCAAACAATCTTGTGCAGGATTACCTGTTTTCTCTGACCAATCAATACCGTACTCTATTGCACGAGCCAGGGCGTCGTTGATGTTTTCCACTTGCAAATAGAATAGCAAATACTCTGTATACACTGCGTCACGACACCAATGATCAATCTTTTTATTTTGTTTAAGAACCCATTCCATAAAACGTGCAGGGTTAATGGCACGGATGTCTACA